AGTACCAGCAAACTTCAACAGATACAGTTTACACGCTACATGGACTTAGTCAAGATAACGCTCTAGTCTATGTCCTTGTGCATCATAACATTCAATGTAACGTGCACCATTGCTCATGCGTATCTTACCACTGCCCACAATAACATCATGATCCTTGTGTGAAAACGGACGTTTTACAGTGATGTCCACATACTCACCATTGGCAATGCCTGCAGTAACAAATGTAACATAGCGTCCACTTTCGCCGCGGAATGTTCTACCATTGGCTATGAGTCCTGCAAAGTTTACTCTATCACCCCATGTTTCTTGTATGAACATGCCAGGCATAAATTCAGGCTGTGTCCAATAACCATGTTTGCGATACTGTGCTTGTGGTGTGCTGACAATGCCATTCTCATAACCCAAGTCACGCAGATCCCAGCCCACATTCTTTGCTTCTGTTTTGTGTACCCAACGTCTGTATGATCCCACACAGTGTTTGAGTGCTGCACGCCAGAACTGCTTTGGGTTGTGTGCTTTTTGATATGCTAATGCCCAAATCAGCCTTCCAAGATTTACAGCATGTGCTCTACACAATCCAAAGTTACCCAAGCCATACAGTTCTTGGATAATCTGCTCTTTGTCCTCACACTCTCCCATTCTCCCCATAAACTCCATCACACGTTCTTCGTCACGCTTTGCAAATGCACGACGATACATGTCTGCTTCATACATGTCACAACCAATCAAGTTTGCTATCTTGCGTATGGCATCATCCTCATACACTATGGTATCTTCCAGTGCCTGCTCTGTCCAGTCTTGGAAAAATGCTGCCTTTTGTCTGCCTGTTGTGGCCACAGGGCGTATCAGTGCTGTGGCAAACACACAGTCACTTTTTGATTGTGGTTGTATTGCTTGGAACAGGCGTCGCATGGCCGGGGACTCAGCCTGCGTTACGCCCAACACATCACCTCTGCACAGCAGTTGTGATGTTTCAAAATCTTGTTCTGGATATGCTTCCAGTGGTGTGTCGCTGTCTATTTCCAACAGTTGTGATAGTCCTCTGTTGGCCAATATGTCTATTTTTAAGTGTTCTAAATCTTCTACTTCTCTTTTGTCCAGCATCAACTGATTGTCTTGGTTGATTAGACTTTTTGGTAGTTTGTGCTTTAATATCACAATGCCACCACAGTGTTTGCTTATTGATCTTTTTTTGCCTAATAGTTTCTTTTCGAGTCTCATTGCCTCTTCCTTATCGATGTCATAATCTTCATACTTAAAATTGCGAGGGAGTTTGCCAGATGCGCCAAGACGGCGTGCTGCTTCTCTGCGAGCACTGCGCTCCTTGTATAGCACATAGTTACTGATTCTTGCACTGCGACCAGGCCATTTCGCAAATACTCTTTGCATCACAGTATCCTGTTGCCAATGCGGAAAGTCTATGTCCACATCTGGCAAGTCATCCCTCAAAGGATTTAGGAAACGTGCAACCGGTATTTGCCATCTTATGGGATCTACATCAGTGATACCTAATAGGTAACACACAAGACTTGACCCTGCTGAACCTCTGGTCATATGGGGAATGTCCGCGGTTAGCGTCAGTACATTGCAAATTGTTAGGAAGTAATCGACAAAGCGAAGTCGGAGAATAATCTCACATTCTTCTACTAGTCTATTTCGATATTCTGGTGCCTCTGGTATTTGCCTTATAAATGCGCCTAGTAATCGATTTAGTTGTGCCTCTGCATCGTTTGGTAACTTCATGCTGCCTCTTGTTTGCCTAAATGCCTATAGTATGTTTTATTTGTGCCTGGTGTCACTGACGTGACTTTTTATTTAGTTTGGCAAAATCGGGCAAACAAGTTTTTTGGTCAATTTTTATTGATTTTTTTGCTGTACAAATCCATGCTGTGATCTCTAGCACCATCAAAGAACTCGCGTTTTTGCCATGCTCTCCATCGTCCGCGCCATTGATCTTTGCACTTCTGCCATGGTGTGAGTTTGCGAATATTACCATAATGATTGATGTAGTGTAATTCGCCATAGTGCCTAAAACCCATGATCCAGAACGGAACACGTGGCACAACATCATTGTTGTTCACATATCTGTGATGTTCAAAGGTACATTTGCTGTTCCAAATACGACCACCAGCACGTGGTGAACCATATGTGTAGCATGCCACAACACGATCTTGCAGTCTACTGGCTGCTAGTGTTGCCATTGCACCACCCAGGCTGTGTCCACAGATGTAAAGGCTTTTTGTTTCTCTGTCGCCATAGTTGATGTGATTCAGCACACTTTCCCAAATACGTTCAAGATATTCGTAAAAACCTGCATGCACCATGCCCCAAGTTTCACTTTTGCGCTTCCATGCCTTAAGATCTGCTTTGATATCACTGAACTCTTTGGGCTCTGTGCCACGAAATGCCAACACAATTGTGTGATCATTTTCTAAAAATAAACACTCTGCACCCTTGTGATCTATGAGTTTTGTTTTTGTGTAGCCCATCTTTTCGGCAATGGGCTTGCTTTCTTTTTGTGTCATGTATGCAATGCGAGCCAATTCAGCAAAATGGCCGCCAGGATTATCTTGTATTGACATTTCCTACTCCTCCAAGTATACTGTATTTAACGATAAATAACATAAATTCGGTGTTAGGCAATGAAAAGACAAACTCGCAGCATATTAACAGAACTCAACAGCATGATTCATGAACGTGATAGACAGCATGTGTTTGAGTCGCGCGGTAGTCAAATCATTGAAAGTGCTATTAACTTGATTGATGAATTTTATGAACACCATAATGAGGAGGTTGCTGGCGATCTCGAAAGACGTTTGATCAACAGCATCCGAGGACGCGACACCAAAAAATTCAAACGTGGCGTTGCTAAGTTAGGCGAAAGTAAATGAAAGTTTCACAGATAATTTTAGAAGCAGATCCAGTTGATGCTGCAACTCAAAAACTCAACCAAGAGTATGAACAAAAACTAAAACAACTTCCTGCAGTACTCAAAGGTGTTAAAGGTGATGTTACAAAAGCAATGGCACAACTGAAAACTCGCGATCCGCAAGCATATGCCAAAGATGCACCAGCATTAATCACAGACACAGTAAATAAGGTTGTAGACTTTCAAGATCCAAAAAATAATGAACCAGCATTTGCTGGCAATCCAGATGATGCCAAAGCACTGGATGATTATATCTCAGGTGCAATCAAAGCCAAGTATCAAGAAACAATTTTTAAAACTGTCAACAGAGGCGAAAAAGGTGCAGGCACAACTGCTGACGCTGAAGCAGGCGCACAGCCCAAACCCAATGAACCAACAGCAAGTGGTGTAGCAAGTGGTGATGGCCCAGCAGTTGATCCTAAAGTGGGTGACACTGTTACATACACCAATGCCAAAGGTGACAACAAACAAGCCGTGGTGAACCAATTGCTGACAACAAAAGATGCACAAGGTGACGAACAAATTCAACTGAAAATTGGCAATGCAGTATTTGCAGTTGATAAAAAAGCAGTGCAAAGCATAGACAAAGCAGCATCTGCTGGTGCATCTGCAGAACCAGCAGCACAAGCACCGGGTGCAGCAATTCCTGTAGATGTACAAAAACAGTTGGATGCACTTACACCTGCTGAAAAAGAAGAACTAAAGAAAGCGTTAGCAGCATGAAAATAACAGAAGCATATCCTAGTATACGTTATACAAAACTGTATGAAAGTTTAGATACCAGTAACAAACAATCTGCTCTATTGTGGGAAAATGCCGGACGCGCAATCAAAGAAGCAGAATTAACTGGAGATCAAGTCACACAGTTGTTTACAAATCTACAAAGTGCAGCCAATGATGCAGGTGTAAACAGAACAGGCATAGGCAAAGCCAAAGACACTGCAGTGGCAGTAAACAACGCCTATAAAGATCTAAAGAGTAAAATATACAACAGTGGACCATTGGAACAGTTTGCAGCCAAATATGATAAAGCCGCAGCAGAATTAAAAGACAAATTAGGCGGCGATGACGGCGCAGTCATGAAGTCTGTACAAAAGTATAGAGATTTTGCAGAAAAGCATCCTATCATACAAGGTGCACTGTACACCACATTGATTGCTGCAGCAGGCATAACTGGCGCAGGTGCAGGAGGTGCAGCCGCACTGGCATTATTCAAACTTGTTGATCAAATGGTCCAAGGCAAGGACATTCGCAGTGCAATATACAGTGCTGGTAAGACCGGCGCCATGGCATATGGTGCAAGTAAACTGGGTGACTTAATCAAAGGCGGCGGAGATGCAGCAGCACCCGATTTAAAAGCAGATCTGTTAAAGGGAGAGGTTGGTACCAGTATTAATGCAAGTGGATACACTATCAAATATGATTATGATCAAGCACTAGCCAAATTGGCTAATCCAAGTTCTATTGGAAAAGGCGACAACTTCCTTGAGATTGTTTATGATGCCGCGGCGACTGGTGCTACTGATGGTAATGCAATGGGCAAGACTTTTGGAACTGCTGTAGAAACTTATGCAAAAGCACAAATAGAAAAAGGATTAACTGGCCCAGAACTATCCTCTGCAGTTAAAGAATTTGCTACGAAGGTAGCCAGCCAGCAACGTCAGGCATTACAAGATTTAGTTGACAATGGTATAGAAACAGTGATAGATCCAAAGACATTTACAAAAATGATGGAACCGGGCATGGGAAATCAATCATTGAAACTTATTGACAAAGCAATTTCTAGAGCAATGGGCGAATCAGCAACAGGTGATTATGCTTGGCCTTTGACAGAAAGTCAAGTCAGAAATATTGTTTTTGCTGTAGATTTTGCCTACAGCAAAAGACTTGACGAAGGCCCATTTGATGCCATAAAAGGTGCAATTGGTGCTGCAATGAGCAAAGCAGTGGAAAAAGGCGCAGAGATTGGCACAGAGTTTACTCAAAAGTACACTGCCAAAAAAATGATGGCTGCTTGGGAAAAAGCAGGTAAACCAACAGACAGTGTGGGAGTGCTACAAGTGTTATTAGATTTGGGCATCGATGAAGCAGTTATTAATGCAGCATTTAAAACTTCTGGTTTAGATGCACCAACTGCAGGAAGCAAAGATAAAAAACCTGAAGATGAAAAAACCGCTGATGCAGATCCAGGTGCAAAGCCAGCAGTAGCAAAAGGCACTGCACAGGTAGGTGACACAGTCACTTATACAAATGCCAAAGGTGACAACAAACAGGCTGTGGTAAATGCTATGCTAGACACAAAAGATGCTGATGGCGATGCTCAGATTCAATTGAAAATTGGTAATGCAGTATTTGCTGTTGATCAAAAAGCAATTAAGAGCATTGACAAATCAGCACCTAAAGCAGCAGCACAACCAAGTACAAAAGTAAAACCACTAGTGGCTACTATTACAGCAGATCCTAAGTTAAAAGCAGCCGTACTAGCAGCACTGCAGGCAGCATAGTGTTTATAACAGAAATAACCACACCAAGAGATTGGATGCTGATAGAAAGCAAACAAGGCAAGAATGTGCATATGACACATCTTGAGGATCTGGTGTTGGATGATGGTCACACAGGTGCTGGTGAAGCACTGGCATACCTCGAAGGTGTGCGTGGCATGCTGGCTCAAGGTGGGGACCGTAGCCAGCAGGTCACTGTCAAATGGGATGGTGCACCTGCTATAGTTTGTGGCACAGATCCTGAATCCGGCAAATTTTTTGTAGGTACAAAAAGTGTGTTTGGCAAAACACCCAAACTAGGACGCACACACGAAGAAATTGATGATGTGTATGGTGACAGTCCAGTCAAGGACAAACTGCACCTGTGTTTGGATGAGTTGAGTAAACTTGGCATCAAAGGTATTGTGCAAGGTGACATGATGTTTACCAAAGACAGTGTCAAAGAAGAAAAAATTGATGGTGATGAGTATTTGACATTCCGCCCAAACACCATCACATATGCAGTGCGCACAGGCACAGAAATGGCAAAGCGCATCAGTGCTGCAAACATGGGCATTGTGTTTCACACAGCATATGAAGGCGATAGCATAGCAGATGCAAGTGCAAGTTTTGGAGTTGATGTCAGTGGCTACAACAAAACCAGCAGTGTGTGGGTAGATGATGCTTTTTACAAAGATTTGACTGGCAGTGCCACACTCAGTGACAAGCAAAATAATATCATCAGCCGCGGTATAAAACAAATAAAAAACACACTTGACAGTACGGATTCGGACAAGTTTGATGCGGTTACACAACAACCAGACTTCAAAAAGTTTGTGCAACCATACATTAATAATCTAGTTAGACAAGAACGCAGTGTAGGCGATAGTAATACATTCATTAAAGGTTTCCAACAATTCTTCCAAGGCAAAATGCAAAGTGAGATTTCAAAACTCAAAGGCGGCCCTGACAGTCCTGCAGCACAAAACAGGTTACAAAAAATAGCAGACTTAGAAAATAGTTTTATTGAAAACAAAGATGTACTGTTTAGTGTGTTAACAGTCTACAAGCAAATCAACAATCTTAAACTGATGTTGATTAAAAAGTTAAATACAGTAGAAGGTATGAATACTTTTGTAAGAACCGACAAAGGGTACGAAGTAACAAATCCAGAAGGATACGTTGCTGTGGGCAAAAGCGGCGGCGCAGTTAAGTTTAACGATAGACTTGAGTTTAACCGCAACAACTTTGTTATTAAGAAGGAATGGTAGATGGCATTTGAGTTTATAAGAGAAGAACTCTACGAAGCAAGATACTTGCGTAATCCAGCAGATGCCACAGGTTACAGTGAGTATGACATTGCCAACACTTTTTTTGAACACATGTTGATGTTGCAACAGATGCGATATGAAAATCCTGAGGCTGCAGCAGCATATGCAAAAAAGACACTACAGAATCAAACTTTTACACAGGTGCGCACAGGCGCTACAGATCTGCACAACCTTGCTAGTATACTTGCCAATCAAAACAAGTACAGCGATAAACTAACAAGCACAGGCAATGTGAGTTTGGATGAGTTAAAGTTTAAACGTTATTTGCGTGATGTTGCTGCAGGCAAACTCAATAAAGCACAAGACAGGCAGTTGTTTATGAGCATGCAACGCAACTTACAAATACGCAACAGTCTGCTTAAAAATGCAAGGCGGGTGGCACAAGATTATGGCAGTGCTACAAATCAAGAGCGTAAAGCAGTGGCACAACGTATGATCAACACCAACAGACAAG